AGGGTCTCTTGAAAGTTCTCAGGCATGGTTCCTCCGCTAAGGGCGTCCGGCTACTGGTATTCGTCGAGCTTCCGCAGTCCGCGTTCAGCGCAATACTGCCTCATGCGTCTGCGTGTGTTCAGGCTGTCACCGCGCCAGTGGGGCACTCCACCTTTGTCGTAGTAGTCTGGGGCGGAGTACCCGTTGATGTGCTTGTCCTCTTCCCACGTCTTGCGGGCCTCTCCTGGTAGGCAGGCCATTGCCACTGATGCGCGGTCATCCCGCGCCTTGAACTTGGGCTTGGGCATGCCGTCATTGCGCCATGCGCGCTTGCCGTTGGGCAACGTGATGCTGCCGTCGGAATGCCTGATGACGGTTTTGTCGTCAGTCCACACGGTGTAAAACTTGTCATCGTCATCCCAGTAGCAGTGCAGCATGGTCCTCATGTAACCGTTCTCTCCGCTTTCACCACGGCGATGTGGTCGAACTTGATGTCGGCAAGGGTTTTGTCCTCGGCATCGAAGTAGACGCCGACCGCCAAGTAGGTGGGGTCGGTCAGCTTGATCGGGAACGGGGTCCAGCTTCCAGTGGTGGTGTTGTACTGGTTGCAGGTGCCGATCTTGACGGCCATCTGGTTCCAGCCGACCACCATGCCGGTGTCGAGAAATTTCCACTCAACGTAGGCCGAAGCACTGGTCCCCATGCGCACGAAGGCATAGGCCACGTCGGTCAACGTCTGGACGTAGAACTCTGCCACCATGTAGTCCATCGGGGTCATGTCCTGGAAGATGGGAATGTCGCCACCCGAGAACGTCTTGGAGGCCCCGGCATCAAGCAGGTTGGTGCCGTTCTTCTTGTCGAACTCCAGCGAGTACGCGCCGGTTATCCTGGCTGCGCTGGCCGCTTTGTTTTCGGTCGCGTCACCCAGGATGGTCCAGGCACCGGCGGTGTCGAAGTTCTCAATGATCCTGTAACTCTTGGACATTGTAAGCTCCTATCCTGTTAATCTGTTGGCCTTGGCGGTCGCGCCAATGGCCTGAATCATCTCGTTGCGCTTCGCACCGCTGCTGGGTGCCGACCTGTTGACCCGGGTATTCACGCGCTCACTGCGCTGGAACGACTGCGGCCACGGAATCATCTCAGGGCTCCCGCCATTGGATTCCGGCATCGGCATGTTCAGGTCAACCCACAGGTTCTCAATCGGGACGTTGGAGAGGGCGCGGATCTTTTCGATGATCTCCACGATGTTCGGCATCTTGCCCATCTGCATCAGCGCCTGCATGTTCGGCATTATCACGCCCATGAGGAACTGCTGGAGGGCCGCGGCCTCTTCCGAAGGGGTCACGTCCATGAGGCTGTACGGGCGCACATTGAAGTTGTACTGGAGGAAGTCGCCCTCGCGGACCTCGGGGTCTATCGAGATCGGGATGCCCATGTCAAGCTTTGGCAGTTTCTTCGTGCCCGGGTAGCTCCTGATGGGGTCAGTCCAGACGTACCAGGCATGCTGGTAGATCACGTCCTTCATGGCCGACCGTATCTCCCGGCGCATCTCGTTGATGATGGCGTTAGCTGAGTTGTGTAGAAGCTGGTCCTGCCCGACCGTATCGGACATCGGCTCAGTACCGGCCAGCACCTTGAGACCGCCGGCATGGTCCTCGAAGACCGACTCTGCCCAGATGGCGTACTGATGCAGACCGGCGTCCGGTCCTCCGAACTTGGCTGGCGCAACCGACTGCGGGTCCGTGACGCCAACCCAGTCGCCGTCATTGGAATTCTTGATCTGTTCAGCGTCTTCCGTGTTGTGCCGCGCAAACAGGTAGTTCTCTTTCTGCCGGCCAGCCTGCCTGTCCAGCTTGCGCACCGCGGCGTTCACGATGTCGTGTATCGGCTCAAGCGCTGAAATCGGGGAGACCGGCAGCACTTCGCCGTCAACCCAGTCGAATCCGATCAAGCGATAGGGTCCGCAGTTGCCTTCCGGCCCTTCCCACTCAAACGCCTCAATCGGCTTGTTGGAGCCGTCGAGGTAGGTACACATGATGTTCTGTTTCGGGAGGTAGATGTCCCAGACCCAAACGTCATCGTACAGCCGCTGCTCTGGGCCTTCCTCAACGCCGCTGGCCCGCTCAGTCGGGAGCATGTGGGAGCCCTGAAGGTCGCCCTGCCCGCCCTTGGATGCGTCCTTGCGCTTCTCCTCAATCCAGTAGCGCGGGCGCAGGTATCTGTCCCCGATGAAGTCTATGGAGAACCTGTTGTTCGCCTGAACGTCCACCACCAGGTTGCGCACCGGGATGCTGGCGCTGAAGGCCCTGCCGATGTCGTAAATCTCGCCCTCAAACTCGAAGCGGTCCTTTTCATCGCCCTCGGCCAGTCCGGTCTTGATGCACCCGACACTGAAGAGCGCGGACCACACTGCGCCCTGCATCGGTCCGCCCAGACCGATCTCGCGCAGGTGCCTGTTCAGTGACGCCTCGAAGTTGTCGGCAAAGGCCATGAGGGATTCAAACTCGGTGGATATGTCCACCTGCGGGACGCCGGAAGCCAGCAACCGTGTGTAGATGACGGCCATCTTGCGGATCAGGTTGACCGGCACTTCCTTGAATCCCGGGTACTGCGCGGCCATGCGCCCCATGAACTGCCGCTGCGCAGACAGGTGGTTCTTGCGCAGGGTCTCCATCGACTTGTAGGCTTTCTCCACCCGGTCCATGATGCGGTTGGGAATGGAGATGCCGTCAGTTTCAATCCGGTTCCACTTGCCGTCCGCGCCGAACTTCTCAGGGTTCCCGAATACCTTCTTCAGGTTTGAGTACGCGCCCTTCATCATGTCGGAGAAAGAGACCATCGTCTATCCTCAGTATGACGCCAAGCCAGCGGTGGCCTCGGCCTTCTTCCTGCGTTCGTATTCACGCTGACGCCAGGCGTATGAACCCGGCATGATTTTGGGCTTGACCGGCTGCGGGGCGGGGCGTTCATCCAGTGCGATGAAGGCCACCACCTCACTGATGAGCATGTCACCGTGCTGTTCCCCGCGGCCTGACGCCTCCTGCGATTCCTTCGACGCCACATGGATCGGCGCGGCCTGCTGCTTGGTAATGTCGGGATAGACGTACTCTGACGCCTGAATGTAGGTCTCCTGACTCGGGGTGAGGTAGGAACCGTTGAACAGAGCGGTGCGGAACCGCTCAAAGGCCATTGCCTTGCAGGGCCCGCCGGCAGGGAGTCCCGGCCTGCGTTCCATCTTCGCGCCCCGCTGGTCACGCGGCCTGTAGTAGTAGACCTGCATGTTTCCCAGCGAAAGGATCTTGGACCCGAACGGGATACCCGGCCCGCCCTGGTCCCAGGACAGGAAGGCCACGCCGTTCGGGGTGCAGAACAGGCGGTAGAGCGGGGCCACGATGTGTTCGGCCAGTTCTTCCGGCAGGATGCCGTTCGTCTTGTACTCGAAGATCTTGCAGTGCGACCCGTCGTCTACAACGGTGATGGCGCTGTCGGACGATCCGGTGCCGGTCCCGATGTCAACGCCCATAGTGTATGTGGTGTTCTGCGGAGGCTTCCCGCCCACGAAATCAATCCACGCCTTGCACCGCTGCTCCCGGGTGTCGGAGTCCACAATCTTGACGGGGAACAGGCGGTCTATGCTGCCTGACCAGTTCGGCGGGCGGACGTGGCGGTCACGTGACCCGGCCAGCTTGTGCGGCTGGAAGTACGGACTGCCGGTGCCGTGATAGGAGATCTGCAATTCCTGGCTGATGTCCTTGGGGCTACCGTAGCGTTTGCACCGCTGGTCAAACCAGGGAGACCGCAGATGCTGCCACTCCGCCCCCGGGTCAGCGCACGTGGGCTCGGCCACAAAGTTGTACTCGCGGCCCTTGTCCTTGAAGTACCTGTCGTGCCACGCCTTGTCCAGATGCCGGATGACGCCATCCTTGAACTCGTACAGACCTTGCCGGTACTGCGGATGGATCGACCAGTGGAACGAGAACACCTTGATGCGCCCGTCGCGCTTGGCCTTGTAGAAGCTGTTGGCCGTTCCGTTCGGGGTGGACACGCGGAACTGTACCAGTGTGGTCTCCGTGCAGGCCGCGGTGATCCTCTCCCCGTAGGTGGCGAACGCCTCTTCGTCGCGCAGCACACCCAGGTAGCGACCAGACCGGCCCGCGTTCTCGTTTGCAGACTCGCCGGTTATCGAAGAGTTGTTGAGCATGTTGTAGACAAGCAGGTGGCTGCGCCCGTTCTGCGAGGAATGCTCCCTGCCCCGGGTCCGCAGCGCGTTCGGCATGTGTTCTTCGATGTAGTCGAGTTTGACCATCAGGGAGCGCAAGTCCCCCTTCTTGTCAACGTCGTCCTCTTTCTTGGAGATCATCAGGAACTGGCTGCGCGGGAAGAATCTCCAGAACCAGTCGAACACGGCCAGCGACATCCACGTCACGCCCATCGTGCGCGACTTCTCCACCAGAATGTCGTATGCCTCGTCCTCGTAGACCGCATTGGCCGCGTTGCGGATGTTCTCCACCGCGGCGTTCAGGAACTCGTCCTGATACTTATAAGTGTTGAAGGGGACGCAGTTCGGGTACTTGCGGGGCTCGTTGATCCAGACCATCGTGTTGACGTACAGAAGGATTGACCGCTTGCAGGCGTTGATGAGGGCTTCCCGGCGTTCCGGCACATGAGTCTGATGCACCATGTAGTACCGCCAGAGCAACTGCCCCTTGTGGCTCTTCGGCACGTCGGAGTAGCTGAGTCCCCGGGAAGGGCGGACCTTGGCCTTAGCCTTGGTGGCCTTCACGCGCACAGCTTTTTCATCTGGGGGATGACCTCGGGGTGAGCTGCGGCATACTTGATGATGAACGTCAATTCGCCGAACTCCTTGAGCATCTGATCCTCAATGCTGGTCAGATCCAGCATCTCATCCCTTACGTCGGCAGTCTCCTTCTTCAGCTTCGGCAGCGTCCTGTCCAGGAGCATCCTCAGAATGCTGGCGTCACGACGTGCATGAATCAGCAGACTCTGGGCTGTCGGGGACGGGGGCTCACTCAGATCGCCATCGTTTGTGGCAAGGTTGGCTACGGCCCAGCGGCAATCGTCCAGCGTAGGCCCTGTAATGTCTACTGGTGCCTGGGCCTGTTCCGCCGACTCTGCGCTGGATGCGATTTTGTCGTCAGTCGCGTCTGCGTCAGGCACCGTAGAAGCTCCTCACAAAAAAACACGGACGGTGATTAGCCGTCCGCGCTTCAGGGGCAGAACGAACGAGGGGGTTCGTACTGCGTTGGGGTGTTACTGAAATGTAACCCGCTCCACAATCAGTGGCAATTACCCCCCAAAAATCCCACGTTGTGTGTTTCGTTGTCTTCACGTTTAAATATGTGTAACGAAACCGGAACGGTTGTCAATAAGGAAATCGGAAATTCCGAATCTGACCTATGCACAATGTGGGAATTATTGGCCTTCCGCAACCTCTTTCGCCAGGTCGTCTATCGACTTCCCCTTGCGCTTCCGGTACAGTTTGGCGTATTCCACCATGCACTCCCGGCACCAGGACGACAGGCCGTCATCATGCGCCTTGTCCTGATGCCAATTCGCCGCAGACCGGGCCTTGATCTGTTTGCACCTTGTGCAGAGTTTTTCGCCCTCGGATCTTTCGTGCATCACATCCACCTCATTGTCACCAGGATTGCCACCAGAAGGACCGCGCCGAGCATGAAGACAAGCGCGAGATCAGCGTTTTCGTCCATCACTCCTCCGTGTCTCATCCAGTTCAGCGCGAAGTCTGGCATTATCAGCCTTTAACCTTTTTTCG